ATCAATACTTCCCACATCGCCTATATCTTCCATTTGGAAATCAATTATTGTCTTTTCAATATCATTGACTAATTCAAAATTATAATTTGTAACGAAACAATCAACCTCTCTCATTGTGCCTAAATTTAATTTTGTCCAAACTATGATTGCTTTCCATTTGCCACCACGATTTTTAAATATGTAATATGCCATATTAGGTATTAAATTATTAAATCTACCTTCTGATTCTAAAATAGGTTTTAACTTCTTTAAATCTGTTGCTGTTACAGGTAATGCTAATACACCATAATCAGCTTTTTCAATAATGCTTTTACTACCTTTTAACGCACCTGCATCCTTATTATTTTCTTCTTTATAACTATCATTTAATTGAGTTGAAGTTCCAAGATATACACCATATTTATTACAAGTTTGCTTTAAAGCTGTACTAAATAAAAATAAAATCTGGTCAGTACGAAGTCTTGTTTTTGTTTTTTCATAATAGTATTTATATAATTCTGGACTATCATTAATATAATCAAAAAATACATATTCTACATGATTATTAATAATATACTGTTCTGTCAACTCATTAATACTATCTATTGTAAAATCAGGTTGATATTCTCCGTATAACAATGAAGAAGCAACAATTTGTGTAGCTTGTTGTAACACGTTTTCTTCTTCTTCTGTAATATCTCTCCATTCTTCCATTCTATCTTGTTCAATACCACTAATATGAGCCAACAAACAATCTTGAATTTCTTCTTTAGTTAATTCTGTAGAAATAAATAAAACTGGCTTTTTTTCACCTGTTGAAACCCATGTATGTTTAATCCAATCATAAATTTTATCACAAGAAATATTACACGCCTCTGCCATGCTATTTCTTGATTTGCAACCTCCAGAAATAGAACTACGAATAAATAATTTTTTAGGTCGCATACCTCTAAATATTGTAGTCATATAACCACTTTGAAAAGGATACCCGTATGTATTAGATTGATTTTTATGTTCAGATATTCTATTTTCAATATTATCTCCTACATGGAAACTATAACTATCTCCAAAAGTATTTTTCCATAGACCTTTAAATTCGATAAATTTATTATTTATTTGAGATATAACATCATTACTAGACAGTGTATTGAAAATTTCAAGTTTATTTTCATCGTTTTCATCATATAGAAAACTAATATCTAATTTTAATAATTCAGAGGCATTTCTTAAAATTGAATATTTTCTAACAATATCTTGATAAAATCCAATATTTAAAAGTTTATCTTCAGAATCAGTAATAGCTTTGTCGATATAATTCCAACCATCATTATTCTTCCAAAGATTTAATGCACTTGAAAATTGAGATATTTCATTTTCTATTTCCATAGGACTTATTTTTGTAACATTTCCTTTTTTAGCAATATTAACAATTGCTCCCCATATCATTTTATGAAATGATTCTGAATAATCCGCTTCTGTTGTTTGATATTTTTCATCTAATGCTAGTCTAGGGTTATTACAATAACAACCTAATAGTAAATAAATATTTCTTTTATCCTGTAGTCCAACAATCTCCATGTATATTTAATCACCATCCTTTATGATTTTATCTATATCAATTAAAAAATTACTTGTTTGTTTAGGCTGTTTTTTTATAGTTATATATTTTATTTTTTCTTCGCCTACTTCTACACTTTCTTGAATTTTAGATTGTTGCAAATAATAATTTTCAGCATTTTCATATTCATATTTGATTAAAGCTATGCCATATTGAGTTATAAAATTTTTATTTAATATCTCTTTTGTATACCATAGCGTATATATCATACCGTTATATGTATAATTAAATTCAGTTTTATATTGTTTTATTTGTTTTAACATCAGTCCTGTAACAACATCTATTTTGAAATAATCACATATAGTTTTTAACAATTGATTATAAGATTCATGTTCTTCAACTTTTTTGTTATAACAATCTAAACAATAATTTTTTCCAGAATATATATACTTTTCATCAGTGATTAATTCTTTTTCACAGCTCTTACATTTACATAATCTTGCTATAAAATCACTTCCTAATTTGCATTTATGGGTAGTGCCAAATTACACTACCCTCATACAATTTAAATTTACTTATTCAATCCATGTTTAGAACTTAAATCTTCTAACTTCATAACTACTACTTTTGCCAAATCAATTTGTGTTGGTAATAGTGAATCAAACATTTTAGGTGAACCATCTTCATTCTGTCCAATATTAGTTTTAAGAATATTCATTGCTTCTTCCATATATCCATTCTCAACAAGTAGTGAACCCAATTCTAAACCTTTATTTTTAACTGATTCAAATGTTTCTGTTTCAACTATTTCTTCTAATGCTTGATTAGTTGTTAAATCCGAAGCTTGATATTTTTTATCAAAAAGTTTTTGTAATTCTGTTTTAATATTAGATACATACATTTCTATTGGTAATCCAAAAGTATCTTTAAGGTCAATATAAGATTCAGTTTTTCTAAAACTAATCAATCTATCTGATTCCAACGGTGTTTTAGATTTATTGTCAAGTTTTACAACACCCACAAGAAAAGCATCATGAAACATTTGAGCTTTTGTAACATCATTCAATTTTGTTTGATATGTTGTTTTCTTTGAAATAATATCTGTCTTCTCATAAATCTGAGCTGTAAAATTAACTGGTAATCCAAGATTTCTAATTTCTGTAATAATACCAATTTGAGCATTTAAATATCTTTTACCTTTGCCAAAACCAATATCTTCTGTAATTTCAACTTCTTTGTTTGTTGCAATATATCTATTTGCCATTTCTTCAAATTTATCCATTGTATCAAAAACTACACAACTAAAACGTTCTCTTACCTTTGGATTTTTTAACTGATTTACAATAGAAATAATATCAGGTATAGAATATGCCCTCTGTGCCATCAAATTTGGAATAGCTTTATATCTATCTTCCAATTCAACAAACAATGGAACTTTACCTTCTGGTGCAACTGAACGTAAATATCTATTTAACGAATCTGTTTTACCATCTCCAGTTGCTCCTAAAAATACTACAGGATAACCACTAAAATCTGTGCTTACTTTATTTTCTTGCAAGTTTAATAAATCTATCATTAATTAATTCTCCTTAATTTATTGGCTCACTCACAAATAAGTGAGCCATATTTTTATTGATTATATTATATAATTATATTACTTCGCAAAAGGATTTTTAAAAGGATTAACTGAAGCCGAAGATGTTGTGGTAGATGTAGTATCAAACTGAGCATTATTATTTCCCTTACCAGCCAATACCTTATTAATCTTTTCTTTTCTCTTACTGATAAGCTGATTAATAATATCATCTGTAATGTCTACATCATATACTGTTGCTGGAGCATTACCACTTACAATTTCAAAACGCTTAGTAATTTTATCAAATGTCTTAACTAAATCTTCACCAAATGCTTGTTTTTCAGTAGTAGTTACCTTCTCAGTTGTATTAATTAGTTTACCAACAAATTTAACAAATGAACCCTCATAATAACCTGCACTTTGAAACATAGGTGCAAGTTTATCTGTAACGGTCAACTTCAATGGAAACATATCATTTATAGTAAACTTTTTATCTTTACCTTTTCCTTCACTTCTCTGTGTAATAACATTTAGTGATACAATAAGATTTCCAGTAGGTACATCCTTAACAATTTCTTCTTTAATTGATTCAATAACACCTTCTACTTCAAATTTGCCTTCCTGTACAGTAGTATCCAAATCCTTTTTTTCTACTCTATTTACAAATTTTGTAGAAATCTGATTATATGTAACAACTTTATTTTCCTGCGTGTTTTTATAGTCATTAACATTAAACGAACCATTATTAATTGTGATAACATCTGGTTCATCAGGAAATTTTTCAATAGACTTATAATCATTTAACATAGTTTCATATGATGTATAAAGCTTACTAATTTCATCTGTGAAATTACCATCTGTATCTTTCTTGTACTTATACGAAAACAATCCAACTTCATGTTCACTACCATCAGCAGTTCTAATAACCAAATCTCCACCTATGTATTCATTATCATCCTTTGTTTTTACTTCAAGACCATTCTTGACCAATACTCCTGTAATCATAACCTTATTAATAAATTCTCTCATGTAATATTTACTCCTTTTAATTTATTTATTTTAATTTTCATTAAAACCTTATGTATTTCTACTGTTTTTGCTCAAAATTTACCAACCAAATGAAGCTTCTATTCAATCGTCTAACTTTCATCAGAAAGTCTATCATAATTAATATCTTCTGCTAAAATATCAGGACAATCTTCATCATCAAATGATTCATCAACCCCTAAAGGTCTTGCTTCTACGAAATAAATTCCTTCATTTTCTCCATAAGAATTCTCTTCTGTTAATTTATTTGTATCCACTATAACTGTTATACTAATTTCTGATTCTTTTGGATATTTGTTTAATTCATTAATAAGTTCTTTTACTTTCATTTCATCACCTCACTTAATCCATTTATTTAAATCAATAGGGTTATCCGCTTTGTACTTTGTTTTAACACATTTTCCGTCAATCACCTCATATAAAAAATATGTACTTCTTAATGGCAAATTATATGTTTTAACAAATTTCAATACTCCATTAATATTAGAATATTGCTCACACACCTTTTCATTCTTGCAAACGCCTAATGTTTCTT